ATGTAAAACCTATAACTTCAAATAAAAATCATAATAAAAAAGGAAAAAAATCAAGTAAAAATTAAGCATTTAAATTGATTTTAAGACATTTTATTTTTTTAATATAACAAATTATATATATAAAATTAGAGAGAATATTAATTTATTCTCTCTTTTTTTTATCTTCTTCATCTAAATTAAAAAAGTCAATTATTTTTTGTTGCATTTCATTATCTTCTGGGAAGAATGGGTCTTTATCCAATGAACCTAAAAAGTTCACCATTAATTGACCAAATCGCCAGTCTGGAACTTTTTTCCATGCTTTTTCTAGTGTTTCTAAAAATGGTTTTATTCTATTTGGGTCTCTCATATTGTCCTCCTTAAAAACTTGGTTTGTTTCTCATTTTTTCTAGTTCCTCTTTGATTTTGTTCATTATGTTTTCATTATCTTCATATAAAAATAAATCTTTTTCTTTGAAGTCTTGCCAACTTTCTTTTAGTCCATAAGTAATTCCATCTTCTTCTAAGCTAATCCAACCTATAAAATCATCATAAAGACAAACTTCATCATTTTGTGTATAAACTCCCATTATATGGTCTCCTAAATTATATTTAGTTTCTATTTTCATTTTCATTCTCCTTTATAAAACATTCTCCTATGCAAATAGCATCTGTAATATCGTTTATTCCTTCATTAATATTATATTTGTTTTTTACATATTCCATAGCTTCTCTCTTTTTATCTTCTTTTTTTACCTTTGAGCTATTTGATAAACCTAGAACTTTTCTCCAATGAGTAGTTCTTATACTTGTGCATTTTATATTTTTTTGATAAGACAACATTTCAATCATGAATTGTAATCCCATTAAAGCTTTGGCTGTAGGAGCTGACATAGTTATTTGTATATTCTCTATTACCATATCATTTGGTTGATATTTACTTATGAGATTGTTTATTTCTTTCATTATGTTATCAACTCTTTCTAATACATTTTTGCTTTTTTGAACTATCGCACCACATTCTATAAGATTGTTGTTTTTAAATACTGCATATCCTGTACTAACTGTACTTTCATCTAATGCTATAATAACTCCCATTTTTATTCCTTTCCAAACATTTTTTCATATGTTTCATTTATGGATTTTATAACATCTTCACTTAATAAATTATTTTCATATAAAAGAGTAGTAGCAATAGCAGTTAAACAATTTGCTTGGTGAAGTGGATTTGTTATTTTGTAATCTGTCTCTAAATAATTAACAATATCTGCTTTAATTTGATTTTGTTCTTTACCTAATTCATTTAAACAGTCCATACATCCATATTTTCCATTTTGTAATTCAATCAAATTATCCTTTGAACCACATTGAACACATTTTTTTTCATTTTCCATGATTTTTTATTCCTTTCTCTAAAATTTAAGCTCTAAAATCGTTTCTAAGCTATTTTATTATTTATACTATATAACTTGCTCGTTATATACATAAAATTAAATCTGAGCTATTCTGTTAGCTCTGAGTGGTATATATTAAATATGGCACCAAAATTTTAGTCTCTGGTGCCAAATTTTTAAATTATTCCTTATTTTTTAATAAAAATTCTGGATTTATAACTTTAAAAGATATTCTTCTAACACTTGGGTCTGTTCTCCAAATTTTTCCTTCTCTTAATGTATCATATAATTGTGATTTACCTTTAGCATCTTCTACCATTTCATCAATACTATCTTTTAAAGGTATCATATATTCTAATATAGGAACAGTAGTTAATGATTTTGTGCTATCATTTTTAGTTAATATATCTTGAATTTCATCTGTATTATAATGTTTTCCATTAATTATTAAATTAAACACCATTAATTTATATCCATCTATATGATATTTATTTTGTTGTATTCCCGTACCTAATACTTCTCCTTGTAAAACTACTGTTTCTGCTTTAAATTGTTTCATTATAGATTTAAGTAAATTTTCCATATCGTATTTTTTTGCTACAGTCCAATAAGAAGAGTTGTTTGGATTTTTAAGTCTTAAATTTCTACTACAAACTCCAAAATCATATTTAGGAAATATGCCTAATATTTTATCTTTTTTTAAAAAGAATGTCCCACTTTAACCATCTACTTTTTCTGTTGTATAAAATCTCCATTTATTAGCTTTTGCCTCTTCAAATAGTTCTGGAAGTGTTTGTATTCTTTCTTCATCTGTTTTCTTAATCCAACTTGGAAAACCTTTTGTTTCACTTGGAATAATTTTTTTATATATAGTTCTATACCATTTATATTTCATAAAAAATTTATGAATTGGATTTTTATTATTATTCATTTGCTGTTCTGCTAATTTATTTTCGGCTTCAAGTTCTGGGTCGTATTTTGTTGCCCCTATTATAGAAGTAATATCTTCTCCTTCTTTAAGTTTAGAGATATTAACATTAAAATTCTTTTCTATTTCTTTTAAAGGAATAACCAAACCTTGAGAGACTTGACCTTTTAATTTAATTGTTTTAACTCTATATTTTCTATCTTTTAGAAATTCAAATATAGGTAATTCTGGAAGTTGTGTGTCTATTTCTATATATGCTACTAAATCTCCTATTTTGTGTCCTTCTGATTTACTAGCCACAACATGCCAACCTAATACAGTTAGCTTTTCTATTTTATCTGCTCCTTCTATTGGTTCTATATTAAGGATTTTTTGAATACTAACTAATTTTCTAGCCATTTATAGAACCTCCCATAATAGAGTTATTCAATTGGGTATTCATAGAGTTAGAAATAGCCTCAGCCAATTGGTCTGCTAAGCCTTGTGCGAATGCTTGATTTTCTTTTTGCTTATCTGTACTCCCAAATCCTCCATTTCTATCACCTTTAGCATTATCATTATCTTTTATTTCGTATTTCATAAATATACCTTGACCTAATTTTTCTCCTGCTTCTATTATTATTGTTTCATTTGAAATATTCATAAAAGCGAAAGCAATTTCTCCTTCATTGTCTGGATTGTTATAATAGTCTTTATCTATTATTCCAACTCCATTTATTAAAACTAGATTTTTCTTTTTAGGATTAGAACTTCTATTGCAAAGCATTAAAAATTCATTTTCTTCCATATCTGCTTTAATACCTGTTTTAACATAGTATATTTTATGTGGTTCTAATTCTATTTTTTCTGGATTTATGAAATCATATCCAGCACTAAACTTTGTACTTCTTTTTGGTAAATCAAAGTTTTCTGGTAAGTCAATATTTTCACAGTCTTCGCCACTTATTCTTTTTACAAATTCAAATTTTCTACTCATTCTATAATTTCCTTTCTATAATTTGTAGGAGACGCAATTTATATTATAAACAACTAATTAATTCATCGTTTCTATCCACTATTTAATAGTTTCATTTTTTCTTTTAATTTACTTTCTGTATTTGTTGGAGGCAACATTTATATTGCCAAATAAACTTAAAATTGATTATTAATTGTGATTAAAAAAATAAATTGTAAATATTAGTCTGACACTCGCCTAACATAACTGTGATTTTAAATAATTTTCTTTTTTTTACGATAAGATATGTTATAAGTATAAAAGTGTCTCCTATATATTAAATTTGTATCAATTGATACAAAGTTAATAACTATATAATAAAATAAAAGTTATCATCTATTTCAAATGTTTGAGAATTTAATTGACTTATTTCAAATTCGAGTTCTTTAATCTCTTCTTCTAGTCTTTCTTTTTCTTTCTTCATATGGTCTGAGTTAAAAGCTAATGTACTAGAAAGAAAATAAGAATTATTTACTTCTGTTATTCTTTCTTTTGAAGGTTTTAGTCTTAATAGAATATTGATTAAATCTATTACTTTCTTTTTATTTGAAATTTCTACTAAAGCAGCTTGAATAGTGCTTCCATTAGATAATAACAAAGAATTATTTTTTGTAAATAGAATTGCTTTTATAGCATTAATTTTTCTTAATTTTTCATTAAATTCTTTATATTTTTCCATAAAATCGCTATTATCTTTTAAATTCTGTTTATTTCCATCAAGTTCAATAGCATCTTCATTCATATTATTTCTTCTTAAATCTAAATATAATTCTTGAACTTCTTTTTCTAATTTTGAATTTTCTGACATTAAGTCAACTAAATTTGTTTTCATATAATTTCTCCTTTATAATAAAATTTTATGTAAGCCACCTATAAACCCAAATTCGGTGGATTTGACTTGCAATCGTCTTTTTTGCAGCCCCTGCTCCCATGGCGAGCATACTGCGGGAAGCAACTATTTAATCCCATAAACTCCAAAAATGTTTTGAAAATAAATCAAAAGCTTCTTTTTTCATTTTTTCTCTATAGTTCCATATTTCTTCTTGTCTATTTAGCCATTTCTCTCTTAGTTCTTTATATTCTTCTGTTTCATCTTTATTTATATTTTCTACAAATTCATTCCATTTAATGTTTCCGAATAGTTCATCTCTATATTCATTTTTCATAGAGCAACCATCTTCTGACATTTCTATAAAGCATTTTATCATTTTATCTAATTGGTTATCCCATTCTTCTTCTGTCATATCACATGGATAGCCATGTTTGGTTTCTTTTAATTGTTTTAACATTGGTACTATTACTTCTATAAACCAATAAGACATATCAAAAATATCATCATCTGAATATCCTCTATTCCCTCTTTGAATAAATCTTTTTATTC